ACTGTCCAAGCCGATTGTCTGGAGTGCGAGTGACTGAGTACAGAGTTAGGGCCGCCGTATCGTTCGATGACGTGCGCGCGGGTGATGAAGCGTGGGTCCCAGCTACCCCCAGAATTCTCGCGCTTGTCGAACGCGGGTATTTGACGACGATGGAGGTGCGTGATGGCGAGAGTAACTCTGGACCGGTCGGACCTGCGGAGAGCGCAGAGTCAGGCAAACCGCGCCGAGCTTCGAGAGGGCGCAAGGCAGGTAGTGAACCGGGCGAAGATTCTGACGCCAGTTGACACAGGCAGGCTCAGGTCTTCCATCAAGTCGAACATCAATGGCGACCGGGCCACGATCGAGACCAACGTCAGCTACGCCCCTTACGTGCATGACGGTACACGGCCTCACGTCATCCGTCCCCGTCGGCGCCAGGCACTCAGGTTCCGTGTCGGCGGTCAGGTTGTCTTCGCCAGGGTCGTGAATCACCCGGGCACCCGAGCTAGACCGTTCCTCGTGAGGGCGCTTCGTGAGGTAGCCCGTGCCCGAGGGTGGGAGTTCCGTGCTGGCGGCATCCGGTAAAGGATATGATTGGTCTATGGGACGCGACATGAACAGGCAGACCGCGAAGTTTAGCTTCGGAACGTACAAGATTGAAATGTACCGTCCGACACAGGGTCAAGGTGCCGCCATCACCATCTCGGGCAAACAGTCTGAGACGGGTAAGGATCCTGGCGCCATCGTCCGGTTCTTCAAGGTCATCGAATCTCTTGTGGTGAACCATGAGAATTGGGACGCCATGGAAGACGCGATGATCACAGGTGAGGTCGACCTTGACGTCTTCATGACCCTGGCTCAGGACGTGTTCAAGTACGACTGGGACGGGGACATCGCAAAGAACAAGATGATCGCCGAGAAGATGGCAGAGAAGGTCTCCGAGACGGGCAATGCCTGACATCCTCAACGCCTCTCTGGCCGCCCTACCAGTAACGGTAGCGGCGGCCAATCGGGCATGGATGATCCCCTCCCGTAGCGCAACGGAGTGGATACGAGCGGTCAACGCAGACGAATGTCCTTGGTCGGTATTCCCCGGATTGCTCGGCACCAGTGACATGAGGGACGCACTTGACTACATGGCAGTCGGAGCTATAGACGACTATGAGGCGCGCTGTGCGGGCTTCTCTGCCATCCGTCAGGCGTCTGGGCGGCCTTGGTGGGAAGCGCTGCGTCTCGTGGGAGCGTGTGACGACCAGATGGGTTCGCTCATGGGTGCGCTGTGCGTAGCCGGTGTAGACCCCGACCGTATCCCGTTCGCTAGGTGGTGCGCTGCGGTCTACCACACCATGACGCAGGGTGCCGACAGCAAAGAACTGATGAAGTTCAATGCCAAACTTCAATCACCTCCGAATACCCCCGAGGCGTTTGAGGAATCCGGGGAAGACGACTTTGCGGCGATGGTTCAGATGGCCCGTACCCTGCCAGGCATGAGCACAGGCTAGACTTATACAAACCAGTGATAGGGAGGTGAGCACGTGGCCAGTACCGCTATGGTGCAAGTCTTGGCGGATACTTCGAGGTTTGACGAAAACCTCCGCAGCGAACTCACACGCATCATCAACCGCATTGAGGCCGAGCTTCCCCCTATCACGATCCATGTACGGCTGGACGACGATGACGCCCGAAACCAACTGCGTCGGCTGACCAACACCCGGCCCGACCCCATCCGGGTTCGGGTGGATGCGGACACCGATCGTCCGCTCCAGAACATCTCCAATCTGATTGCCAAGATCTCTCTCGTGGGTCCTGCTGTCGTTCAGGCTGGCGTTGCGGCGGTCGGTGCTCTCGCAGGTCTCGGTGCAGCATTCGTCACGGCTGGTGCTGCGGTAGGGGCGTTCACCGCCGCAGCCAAGCCTCAGTTGGCGGAGGTTACTGAGGTTACCGAGCTGTATGAGGACGCTCAGAAAGCCGCTGCTGATGGCGCTAAGGACGCTGCCAAGAAGCAGGAAGAGTATCGTAAAGCTCTCGAAGATCTACAGCCCGCAACACGGGACACGGCTAAGTCATTCATCGGTCTGAAAGAGGACTTCAAGGCGTGGTCGGACTCCCTTGCGTCTACCACGATGCCCATCTTCACCAAGGGAATCGAACTACTCCGAAGCCTGTTGCCTGAGCTGACTCCTCTAGTAAAGGTAGCCGCTAAGCAATTCGAAAATCTTATCGATCACATGCAAGATGGTGTGGACAACGGAGGTTTCGCCAAGTTCATCGACGCGGTAGTTGAGACCGCCACCACCACACTCCCCATGCTGATGCGATCTTTCGGTAACATCATCCGTGGAATCATCGGAATCGGTAAGGCTTTCGCCCCTGTGACAGAGGGTGTCGGCCAAGGTTTCGAAGATATGACGGAGAAGTTCGAGGCATGGGGAACTAGCCTGTCCACGAACACTAAGTTCCAAGAATTCCTTAGCACTTTCCAAACGGGTTCCGGAGAACTTCAAGGTACGCTCAGGAACCTTGGGCAGATCTTCGTGAACCTCCTCGTAGCTCTGGGCCCGTTCGTCGGCATCATGCTTCAATTGGTCGAGGCGTTCACGGCGTTCCTGGCGATCCTGCCACCGCCCGTGGTAACCGCTCTGGCCGTAGCCTTTACCGCATGGGCTGTAGCTATCAAGCTCATCACCATCACCATGTACTTGATCGAGGCGGCTACCCTCATCTGGGCCGCAGCTCAATGGGTCCTCAACGCGTCACTGCTCGGATTCCCCCTCATCTGGATCATCGGGGCGGTGCTGGCCATCATCGCCATTATCGTCCTGATCGCCACCAAGACAGAGTGGTTCAAGGACATCTGGAACGCGGTGTGGACTTTCGTAAAGAACCTTGTGATCACAGTGTGGAATGCGGTCAGTAACTTCCTTGTGACGATCTGGACTAACACCGCGAATTTCTTCAAATCGATCTGGACGAGTGTCAGCAACTTCTTTATCAACCTGTGGAACGGTCTGAAGAGTTTCGTAGTAAATGTCTGGACTGGCATCAAGAACTTCTTTGTCACAATCTGGAACGCGATAAAGACCGTGTTCTCTGTGACGCTCGGCGCCATCAAGACAGTGATTGTCGGGGCGTGGAACGGCATTAAGGCTGTTACCAGTATCATCTGGAACGCCATCAAGAATACGATCCTCGGAATCTTCAAAGCCATCTGGAGCGGCATCAAGTCTGCCGTTATGGGGATCGTCAACACGGTGAAGAGCATTAAGAACACCGTGGTCAACTTCTTCAAGGGCGCGGCGTCGTGGCTCATCAACTCAGGTAAGGCACTCATCCGGGGATTCGTCAACGGCATCAAGAGTATGGCGAGCAGCGTCTACAACTCCATCAAGGGAATCGTAAGCAAAGCCCGTAACCTCCTGCCGTTCTCGCCCGCCAAGGAAGGCCCCTTCTCCGGACGCGGCTACACCACTTACTCCGGTAAGGCACTCATGGAGGGGTTCTTGCAGGGAATCGAGGGTGCCGCCCCCACAGTTCAGGCGGGCATGTCCAAGGTTCTGGAGTCCCTGCCATCGTTCGCCCCCACGACGGGCCTTCCGGCGTTCGAGAGGACCACGCAGACAGAGGGGCTGAGGATCGCCAAGGGTGACTTTGCCAAGCGGCACCTGAACTTCCGAGGTGACCAGAGCGCTAACGTCACTGTCATGATTGGCAATCGTGTAGTCGACCAGTATGTGGAATCCAAGATTGCCCAAAACAATCAGGCTCGCGACAGGATGACCTATCAGGGAATGAGGCGGTAATGAGTCTTACGCTTACAGTCGATACCGCCAATGCAGGTGTCCTCGTGACGATCGACTACTCGGTTGTCGCGGGTACGCAGAACTTCATCGACCTTGTGAGGATCACTCCGGACGGCACGCGAACCCCTGTCCGAGGTGCGACCAACCTAGAGACTCATAGTGGCGTCAACTACGTCTACGATTTCGAAGCGCCTCTCGACACCGCGATCACATATGAAAGCCAGTCCAGGCCAGACAACGTAGTGCAGACAGCAGGACCGATAACCATCTCCTCGAACGGGTTTGTGTGGTTCAAGGACCCAACCCGCCCATGGGCTGATATCCGCGTGGACTTGTGCTCCCAGCCTGACTTGGCTTGCTCGGATCCCACCGATCCGATAGCCCTCATCAACCTCGGGCCCAAGACTCGGGCAGGAGACTTCACCGTTCCCGGGATCCTGAATGCCGAGCGACCCGCAGACATCTTCGCCCGGCGTAAGGACATCACGACTTCCGTCACGTTCGCATCCCGCACCCTGGCAGCGATCGATGATATCTACACGCTGTTCACTGCGGGAGGTCCCATCTTCCTGCAAATGCCCGCCGCGTACGGATGGCCCGACAAGTACTTCCAGCCGGGCGACTTGGTAGAGACCCCAATCGGACAGGATCGTCGCCGACCGTGGCGCCTGTGGGAAGTCCCTCTTATAGCAGTAGACCAGCCCTCTCCCAACGCGCTTCCCCAGGGAACGACGTGCGCCAATTGGTGTTTGGTGGAAGACACGTTCCCCACATTCGCCGACCTTACCGCGCTGGCTACCCCGTGGTCCAACCTACTTGATGGGGGTGCGCCGTTGTGCTGACCTCTACCGCGCTCTACCGGGCATCCCTCAACACTCCTGTGCGACGGGAGACCTTGATCCGTGTGACTCACGGCAGTCACACGAGCGCAACACTGGCGCTGCTGGACGATGAAGCTCTGATCTCAGGAAGTGTGTCGGCGAGCCTGAACAATCGAGTTTCCAGGTCAGTCGACTTCACTCTTCCCGAGTCGTACTTTCCTGATGACCCGACTGACTTGCTGTCCCCCTACAAAGCGTTCGTCCAGATCTCCACAGGGATCGGCTACCCTGACGGGTCCCGGGAGATCTTCCCTGTATTCACTGGCCGCCTGTACGACGCGACTTTGAACGACGATGGGACTGCTACATTCCGGGGGGACGATCTCGCTGCCGACATCACTGCGTACCGGTTCGAGATACCTAACTCGTCTCAGTCAGGGCCGGGCACTTCCACGTTGAACGAAATCCGGCGCCTCATCCAGCAAGCCTACCCGGAAGCTACATTCGGGACCAACGACTCTGCTGACGGACAGGTCCCTATCCTCGCATGGGACGATGACAGGGGCGGCGCGTTGGACGACTTGGCGGCATCCCTCAGGTCTCGTTGGTACGCGCTCGGCAACGGAGACTTTGTCGTGCGTCGCTATCCCTACCTGGCCAGCGCTCCTGTCCTGTCCCTCACTGACGGGCCAGGTAGGGCGGTGTCGAGCGCCAGCAAGACAGTCACCCGGGACGGGGCTTTCAACTCGGTCACCGTGGTCTCCGAGAGGCTTGACGGGAGTGCCCCAGTATCGGTGACAGTGAGAGACAACAACCCTGCCTCGGACACATTCTTTGGTGGTGAGTTCGGCAGAGTTACACAGGTCATGCGAGTTCAGACGCCAGCGGACTTTGTGCTTGCCGACGAACTTGCCCGACGTCAGCTCGTTACGTCATTGGCTCTCGGAGAGCAGTGGTCTGCAAGCATTGTCCCGGACGCTACACTTGAACCTGGCGACACAATCTCAATCTCCTACCGGGGAAGGTCGGCCATTCAGGTTCTTGACAGTATCTCCTACCCGCTTACAGCAGACGGGACTATGCAGCTACAGGGGCGTTCGTCGATACCTGAGCCCATCCTCGCTGGCATTAATAAAGAACAGGAGTCTTTGACCGGATGAAAGCCACGGACCCGTACGAGTTCCCGTATCCGGAATGCGATCCTCCACGGGTCAAGGATTCCTCCGACATCATCCAAATGCGGAACCTGGCACGTGCCATTGATACCAAAGTCGGCGAACTATTCACACAGGCGGACGACGAATTCATCTCTCCGGACGCGTGCAAGGTAGCGCGCACGGCAGCGCTGTCCTTCGCGAAATATACCCAAATAACATTCAACACGACACAGTTCGATAACTCTCCCGGAGCTGTCATGGGGGGTACGAACGGGATCACGATTCGCCAACCTGGCTACTACTTTGTGGCTGGGTACATGAACACGTCCCTGTCGGCTGACAAGGTGAAAGTTCGTGTAGAAATTGACGGGCTTGGCGATGTCCTTAACGAGGGTATCGGCATCGGGACCGGGTCCGGGTGCCACATGACCGGGACGATTATCCTTCCGCTCAACACGGGGCAGGTTCTCCGAATGGTGTTGGACGTTTCCCCTGCCTCCGCCACTGTCAACGGCGCCACGCTCGCCTGTGTACGGATTACGGGGACTTGATGAATAACCTCACGTCGCCACTTCTCGCAGCCTCTCAGCCCAACACGGTCATTCGTATGGGTACAGTCTCCAGCACGCTTGTCGCGGGTGCGACCACCGTGTTCGTCACGGTCGGGGGCGCCATTATCGAGGCGGGGATTCTACAGGGCTACTACCCCATCATCGGGGACCTTGTAGCCGTAGCAAAGCAGGATTCCTCGTGGCTCATCCTGGGATCCATCACCACCGCAACCAACCCCCCGCCGCAGATTCAGACCGGAGCTAACACGGTTACTATCCCAACAGCTAACGAATGGGCTCTACTCGCAGTGACATTCGCTGTACCCTTCTCATCAACCCCTGTCGTGGTCGCTACAGCATCCTCGGGCATCACGATCGGGTCTACAACAGAGCTTGAGGTTGTAGTGTCTAACAGGACTACAACAGGTTTCGAAATTCGTGTCCGCAGAGGTAACACCAACAGCACTACTGTAAACTGGATAGCTACCAATATTTGAGGGGAAATAGCATGGCTGTTTTTGAAGGTGGTCAATACCGGATGGTTGCCGACGGGGATGACCCGTACTACAAAAATATAAATATCGTGATGGATATCATCAATGGTGAGAGTGTAGAAGAGCAGTACACCCCCACTAACGCAGAAATCTTCTCCGCCCTATCTCAGATGTTTCAGTCTTACGGGTATTCTGTTAGGTTCATACAAACTGTGACTGAATACCCCCAGGTTTACCCGCCCACACCGTAAGGAGGAGATGTGCCCGGAACTACGCCTAGAGGCTACCCGTACCCGCTCTACACCGAGACCGCAGACTTCCCCGACAACCTTCAAGACCTCGCGGTAGCGGTTGACTCGGATGTTCAGGCGAATTTGGTGACGGCGGTCAACAACGGACTCAACCAGCCCAGCGTCCGGGCGCACTCCCAGGTGGTACAGGCGGTAGCCGTCAACACAGATGTCACCATGACATTCAATGTGGAGGATTACGACAACGCGAATTGGTTCAACTCTGGGGTATCTCAGACGAACTTCACCGCTCCGTCGACAGGCTTCTACCTGATCTCCAGCACGCTGGTCTACGCGGCAGATGTCGGATCACTTCCCGAGATTACATCAGGGGGCCGAGGCGTCATCATAAAGGTTAACGGTGTCTTTGTGTGGAACAAGACTGTCGGCGGTGTCGACTACGACATCACACAGAACTCGACCGCTAACCTGTTCTCACTTACTGCCGGGGATATCGTCACGGTGGTGGCCCGCCACAATTCCAGCAACTCGGCCAGCCTGAACGTCACGGACAAGCGGATCTCTATCAACAGGATGTCGGTCTGATGCCTGCGTTCACCGTGAACAGAAACTACCCGTACTCGGTACCATCCGACCCTGCCGACGTACCCGGGGCGCTACAGGCGTTCGCTGAAGCCGTGGATGACGACCTTGAGACCCGGGACGCAGTCATCAACACGCGGCCCTACGTCAAGCTGCGAGGGGCCACCACAACCACGGTACCGGTCGCCACGAACACGCTCCTGCCGTTCGACGTGGAGGACTTCGACACCGACAGCATGGCCGACCTGACCGTCAGCCGCACTACCATCACGGTTCAGACGGCAGGCTTCTACTGGGTTCACGCCAGGTTGCGGGTGTACAAGAACGGCGCCTCGGTATTCCAGCCGTATGTCATCCTCGCCATCCTCCAGAATGGCGGGTCGGTAGCTGTCACCCGTCTTCACACGATGCCGGTTGTTCCTGACTACACGGATATCTCGGTGAGTGACGGCGTGTCTCTCGCTGCGGGGGATACCCTCACGCTTCAGCTCAACCACAACCTGACGACCAACACCAACATCAGCCGGTTCCGGGAACTGACCGCGTTCAAGGTCGCTACGTAGGAAGGCCAGCCATGCCCAGCAAGAAGTACCTGAGGGATGTAGCCGAGCGCGCCTTGTCGACGTTCCTCGGAACGTTCATCGCCGCTCTCGCGTCCTCAGATCTCACCGACGTATCCCAGTGGCAGGCGGCGGCTATCGGCGGCCTGAGCGCGGCCCTGACGCTTCTCAAGGGTGCCGCCGCCAGGTGGGTCGGGGACAAGGAGACCGCGTCACTCTCTCGCAAGATCTGACACAGCAAAGAGCCCCTGCTAGCACTTACTGCTAGCAGGGGCTCTTGTCGGCTCACGCGGGCAGAGTCGTCGAACAGTGGATGCAGCGGAGTACGTACACCCCGTCAACCCAATCCTTGATCCAACAGTGATCACACATTGCGGTCCCTCGTGAATCCGAAGATGAAGTTGGGGTCGGTGAGTAGGTACCTGCACACGGTCGGCAGGTGGTGAAGTGTGATGGCTCGGCGACCGGTCTCCCACCCGCAATAAGTGCTGGTGTCGACACCTACGAACTTCGCTATGTCAGCCTGTGTCATGTCTCGCCGGAGTCTGGCACTCTTGAGACGCTTCCCCACCATGGAGAGGACGTAGTCCCTGTCGTTCATTGGGTTCCCATCTGGCGCAGAAAGGGGCCCCGCTACGGGAGAGGGTAGCGGGGCCCCTGGTCTTGAAGGTATCAGACCGCGAACGGATCATCGTCCTTGAGGCTGGCGAGGTAGTCACGCGCGATCTGCTTGTCCTTGTCGGACGGAACCTCAAGCTTGTAGGGAGGCTTCCACCCCTTCTGCGCGGGAACACCCTTGGTGAGGCGGCCGAGCACCATACCTTCACCGGCAAGGGCCTTCTTCTTCAGATACGCGATTAGCGAGCCTTGAAGGATCATCACGTTGTCGTGGGCTGCGGGCTCTCCGTCGCTCAGGACAACCAAGTTGGTGATGACGGCGTCCTTTAGGCCGTTGATCGTCTTGATACCCTTGTCGTTCGCCTCATCCTTGGCCACGTACTCAGTCGGGGAGAAGAGAATCAGCTTGCCGACCAGAGAGGAGAAGTCCAGGTACTCGGAGGTGGTGGGGGTGTCGAACGGGTCGTTGCTCATAGCGTCTGTTTCCGTTTCTGTGTCGGTTTGTGTGAGTGGCCCGTGGTTAAGTACGGGTGGGCCAGTCCCCAACCTACCTTGTGGATGCTCCGTGGCTCGGTAAGGTGCTACCTAGTCCTTCCATTCCGTCAGGAGTCCGGCCAACCAAGTTAACTCTGCCGCAATCCTGCTCGTGTTATCCATGGACCGTGCGCAGTTCGGGCTTGCACCGAATTCAGTCTCTGCTCTGCGCTCCACCCGTCACAGGTGGTCTTACAGTGACTCCGTCTCTGTCGGGAGTCGTTGCCCTTGAACTGTCTCGAACCTACCGCCCGCGTCGCTTCTTGTCAACCTGACTGTCTACGATCGCCTTGACACCTTCCGCGCTGGAAGCGATCGCGGTGAAGCGGTAGCCGGATGATGCAAGCTCAGTGTTCGTGGGGGCCGTGACCGGCTGGGGATCGAGGTGCTTCCCGTTCAGCATCACGTCGGCGGTACGCGTCTCATCATCCACATCCACGGCCCAGTCGCCGGTAGCGGTGGTCTTAGTCCAGAGCGTGTGCGTCATCGTCTCTCCCC